CCGTTTCTATACCTTTAATCATAGGCGAATAAACAATAATTATTATGTAGCTTTTTGCGTTTACACGTAATTATATAATAAAATCTAATCAAATGAATCAAATAGTAAAAGAGTTTAGCTTCGGAGACGAAGGTAAAGACAAAGTATTTAAAGGTATTGAGGTACTGACAAAAGCGGTTGCTTCCACACTAGGTGGCGGAGGAGAATGTGTTATCTTTGAAGATGCACATGGAATACCGGTTATAACAAAAGACGGTGTAACTGTCGCAGAGCTAAGTGTTCTGTTAGATCCTGTAGAAAATATGGGAGCCTCATTAGTAAAGCAAGCAGCAAGACGAACTGTGCAAGAAGCCGGAGACGGAACTACAACAGCGACCGTACTAGCCTATGCGATACTAAAGGAGTTTAGTAAGTCAAAAATGAAGTTTACTAGCCGTGAAAAGCGCGACGCAATCAATACGATCGTTGAAAAAGCTTTAAAATATCTTGACAAGCGCAGTAAAGCGGTTGAGGGAGATATGATTGACGAAGTAGCTACTATATCTACAAACAATGACCCTTTATTGGGTAAGTTAATCGCGGACGCTTACAGGGCTGTGGATTTAACAGGTGTTGTAATGATGGAGACATCACAAGATGGAGACACAAAAATAGAGGTTGTAGAAGGAGTACAGTACGAAAAAGGATTTACAAATAATCATTTCGTAACGAATCATGCGGCTAACACAGCTGAGCTGGTTAATCCTAAGATTTTATTAGTTGATTCTGCGGTGGATACCATTAGGCAGATACAAACTATACTAGAGCACGTTATAAAAAACAACATACCATTACTTATCGTAGGGGATGTTGACGCAAAAGTAGCAGCAGCTCTAGCGATGAACAAAAACAAAGGGGCTATAAAAGTTAATATAGTGCCAGCACCAACTCACGGTGTGAATAGAAAAGAAATATTTGATGACTTAGCTTTGTTAACGGGAGCTACGGTTATAAGTGAGAATCTAGGGGACGATTTAGATCTAATCGATCTTTCGCATTTAGGTACTTGCGTGAAGGCTATATCAACGTTTCGGGACACGGTTTTTCAAATAGATGAAGAACAATCTGAAGAAGTTAAGGCTATAATTAAAAATATCAAAGAACAATTACTTACGGAGCTAAATAGTGGTAAAGTAATCAAACTTGAAAAAAGATTAGCAATGCTATCGGCTAAACTGGCTATTGTAAAAGTAGGCGGGGACTCAGACGTAGAGCTGAACGAGAAAAAAGATAGAGTGGAGGACGCAATATGCGCGACTAAAGCGGCTATCAAAGAAGGTGTGGTTGCTGGCGGTGGAGTTGCTTTAGTAAACGCGAGCGAAAGCATAAAAGCTAAAACGCAAGCCGAGGAGGTTGTGCTAAAGGCATTATATCTTCCATGCAAAACAATAATGAAAAATGCGGGACTCGAATACAATAGCATCGACAAAAAAGATTGGGGTGTTAACGTAGAGACTGGCAAAACAGTTAATATGTTTAAAGCAGGAATTATAGATCCTGTATTAGTTACAAAATCAGCTTTAAAGAACGCTGCATCAGTTGCTTCGACAATATTGTCAACTAACTGCGTTATGTCTAACTTAAGAGAATAATATGAACGCAATAGGTAGAAATATAATAATAAAGAAACTTAAAGAAGGAGTGACCGCTACAAAAGGCGGTTTGCTTCTTGCTGAGAATCATCGTGAAGACATAAGATACGTAGAAGCTACAGTTGTATCTACGGGTAGTGAATGCGATGGTATAAAAAAGAACGATGTGATCTATTACGATAGACACGCCGGACATAAAATAGAATTAGATAGGGAAACATACCACGTTATAAAAACCCAAGATGTAGTTTTTGTTTTATGAGAAAGTTAACAGGAGGTGATTTAAAAGAACTCGGACTGTTAAAACATTATAGGATTATACGCAAGTGGGCTTGTAAAACAAATGGTATTACGGATGCTGATTTAGAACTATTGATTTACTTCGATTGTTTAGGGCAGTTTAGGAAGCGCGATTTTGAGGACGGTAGCCTTACATACTCTTGGGACAATAGGAGATGGAATAGGCTGCTTAAAGAGGGCTGGATCGTCAAATGGCGAGGTTACAACGGGTCTGATAAAAGCTACAGTATATATAAGATCAGTTTTAGATGCAAATGCTTGATACAGCAGATGTATCGTATAATGCTGGGAGAAGAAGATATACCTACTTCAACTAGGCGCAATCCTTTAATGAAGAAAGACACATACAGTGCGAAAGTTTATTCCGCTGCATTCGATAAAGTTAACAAAGATAAAACAAGATAATTATGGTAAACATGAACATGATGGGCCAAATGCCTGGCGTACAAGATACGAGTGAAATGGCAATGCAACAAGCACAAGCACAATTACAAGCACAGTTTCCTACAGGGACTCTTCAAGCGGCACAAGGCATATACGGAACACCGGAACAAAAAGCTATGGCAATGGCACAGAGAGGAACATCAGCAGGGGTACTTTAAAACAAAAGATATGGATTATAAAAAACAAATGGTATCCAACCCAACAGGTGGAGCTAAAGGACAAATAGGGGAATCAGCATTATGGGATGGACCATTAAGCCAAGAGGGTAGACCTCACGGAAAAGGATCTTCTTCAGGAGCAAACGGTATGCAGGTATTAAAATACCCTACCCCTTACGAATCTAAGCCAATTACACAGTGTGCTAAAGGACGCTCGAATGAGGCTTACTAGTAACTTTAAAAAGTCTGAGTTTGAATGCAAATGCGGTTGCGAGATGCCTATAGAAGTGTTTTTTAACATACAAAAGCTAGCAAACCAATTACAGTATACTCGCGACTTTATAGAATTACCGATAACAATAACTAATGCATATCGATGCCGAAGTCACAACAAAGAAGTGGGCGGAGTCTCTGACAGCCAACATATACTAGGCAAGGCAGCTGATTTGCAGGTTAAAGGCTTACCGCCAAAAGACCTGTACAAAGTATTAGATACATTAGCTGAGTACAATCATGTAATGCAAGGCGGGTTAGGCTTATATAACACGTTTGTACATTATGATATAAGAGGAACAAAAGCAAGGTGGGACAACACAAATAAATAGCTATGGCAGTAAAAAAGAAAAAAGCAGCCCCTAAAAAAAAGGGTAAAGCACCGTCGCGTAAGAAATCAAAAGGTAATTACGCTAAAGTAAAAAAGGGTAAAGGTACAGGTAAAAAAGCCGGTGGTGGTATGACCGCTAAAGGCGTTGCTAAATATCGCAAAGATAATCCAGGTAGTAAGCTAAAAACTGCTGTAACTACACCTCCTTCAAAATTGAAGAAAGGTAGTAAAGCTGCTAAAAGACGTAAATCATTCTGCGCAAGATCTAAAGGCTGGAAATCAGAAAGAGGATTAGCTGCACGAAGAAAATGGAATTGCTAGTATGAAAAACAAGAAAGGTAATTGCGGATGTCTCAGTAAATATATGAAACCCGCGCAAACAGGAGTTAAAGGGTCTAAAGGCCGAAACGGATGGGATGCAAAGCCTGTATTTAGAATAACTAATCCACGCAGTCGATGAAAGCTAAAAAGAAAACAACTCCTTGTTGGAAAGGATATATAAAGCAAGGCACAAAAAAGAAAGGCGGAAAAACCGTTAACAATTGTGTAAAGAAAAAATAACAGAATAGGACTGTATAAACCTAAACAAACATAAACAATAACAAAAACAAAACCAAAAACAAAATGGGGAAATTTTTAAAATTTAAAATCGCTAACGGCGAAACAGTGGCATCTGGAAACGGATCAAGAGAAGTATTAATTCCTGTAGATCAAATTGCATCTATAGTAGACGGCGCTGACGCAGCAACTGTAGTAGTTAAGCTTGAAAACGCGGCAACTTACACGTTTACATTAGGTACAACTATAATTTCTGCGCCTATTACAGGAGCAAGTAATTTACCAGCAATCGTACCGCCTGCGGCACCAACAGTTGCAAGCAACATGCCTTCACAGGTTATCAACAGAGCATTAACTGCAAACCCTGGAGGAGTAACTTCTATGGCTCAGTTAGGATTTGACGGAGCTGGAGTATCTGGCACTGATGACAGAATGTACTTTGTACAATTAGTAGTAGCATAACAATTAATTACCCTGCGGAATTTAATCATTCCGTGGGGTTTTTATTAAACAAAGAATATGAGCAAAATAATTTCATGGTTAACAGGAGGCCTTATTAAAGAGGTTGGATCTGTAATTGATAGTCTAACGACTACAAAAGAAGAAAAGCTTGAGATTAAAAAGCAATTGCAAGTGATTCTTGAAAAAGCAGAAGCTAACGCACAAGTGGAGGTTACTGCAAGATGGAAGTCGGACATGAGTTCGGATAGCTTCCTTTCTAAAAACATTAGGCCAATGGTATTGATATATCTTACCTTTATATTTTCGGCATTAGCATTTGCTGACGGAAATATTGGCGACTTTAAAATAGCTGAAGCATACATACCTATATTTCAAACGCTATTAGTTACAGTCTACGGTGCTTACTTTGTAGGTAGAACGTGGGAAAAGAGCAGAAAAATAATGAATAACAAAATAAAAGAATAATGGGACAATTTGGAAATCAACCGGATTTTGGAACGCAAGCAGCAGTTGTGACACCTAGTGACACAATAGCTTACGCGACTAATTTAAACCAAGCTTGTTTATATGTAGGCGTAGCGGGAGATATTAAAGTGATACTACCTGGGGTAACTCAAGCAGATGGCTCACCTCCTACCGCAGCGGAAGCAATAGTATTTAAAGCTGTACCGGCAGGATCTATTTTGCCTGTTATAGTTGATTACGTATTGGCTACAGGAACTACAGCAGGTGTAGGCGATATTATAGCTCTAAAATAATATGGGTAATGCGATAGGAATAGGGATACCTATGGTATCAATTGCTTTAGGCGGCGGCGGAAGCTCGGCTCCGTTTATATTTGACGCAATAACTACAGCGGACGCTGAGGTTTTTCAAATGCCTTTTAGGACCACAAGCACAGTTAACGCAGAAGTTGATTGGGGAGACGGTACTTCTGATACGGTAACCTCCTCTGCAGAAGCGGTACATACTTATGCTACAGCAGGAACACATACTATAACCGTAACAGGTACAATAAATGGTTGGTCATATTACTTTGCTAACCAAGATGGCGTAAGTGTTGACAAGGACCAAATGGGTAATGTTTATCAATGGGGTTCTTTTTTAGTAGATGAAGATGTAACCTTTTACCAATGCACGAACATGACTGTAAGTGCTACAGATAGGCTTAAGTTTACTGATAATTATAATTTTGGTTACTGGTTCTTTGGAACTACGTCAATGACAAGCATAGATGTTTCTAACTGGGATATTTCAAGCATGGCTTCTTTAAGAAGGATGTTTTCTACTACTGGGTTAACTTCTATTGACATATCAAGTTGGGATACTTCAAACATAGGAATCATGGATGGGCTGTTTAATAATAGCCAAAGTTTAGCCACTATAACAGGACTTGAAAACCTTGATTTCACTAGCCTAACAGATGCGACAGGCCTTCTTGAGCGCTGTGACGCTTATGTTACAGGTGCTTTTGATTTTTCATGGTTTACTCCACCTAATGTTGTTGCAACTGATAGTTTGTTTGCTAACACGCCAGCCACATCAATTGATATTAGTGGAGGATGGGCTCCCTCTAGAATAGCTAACATGTTTTTTAATTGTACTCAGCTGGTATCTATAGACGCAACGAACTTAGACGTTTCTAACGTAACTAATGCATTTGGAACTTTTAGTAAGTGTTTTGTTCTTACAACAATAACGGGTCATGAAGACTTTAGGTTTACGGGCATGAATGGGCAGATGCAAAGAATGTTTAGTGAGTGTCTTGAATTAGTTAATCTTGATCTATCACAATGGGCTGTTACAGGGGTTACAAACACCGCCCTTATGTTTTATTATGCTAAAAAATTAGTAACGCTGGATATGTCTGGATGGGATATGTCTTCAGTAACTAATATGGCTAATATGTTTTACAGTAACTCTGACACTGCTCTTACTAGCTTAAATATATCTGGCTGGACAACAGGGCCTTTAACTGATATAAACGGAATGTTTGTATATGCTAGAAACTTAGCATCAATAGATGTTAGCGGCTGGGACACCAGCAACGTAACTAGCTTTAATGGTATATTCTATAATTGTAGAAATATGACTACAATAGATCTTACTAATTGGAATTCTGATAATGTTACGGACATGGAATATATGTTTTATAATATGGACGGCGGAAGTGATCCTATTGAGGGGCTAGGTAATTGGAATACCGGGAATGTTACTAACTTTAGAAGAACTTTTCAGAACTGTAAATTTCGTGACCTTGATATAAGCGGCTGGGATACAAGCTCTGCTACAAACATGAATGAAATGTTATTTGATTGTGATTCTTTTGATGAAAACATAGGGTCATGGGATATTAATCAAGTAACCAGCTTTACTTCTTTTATGACTAATTCAACTGGACTATCAACAGCAAATTATGATGCTCTTTTAATAGGGTGGGCTGCGCAAATTCCATTAGCATATAATGGAACTTTAAATTTCGGTTCAGCTCAATACACATTAGGTGGAGCGGCAGAAGCTGCAAGAACGCAATTAATTGCTGATGTTGGAGCAATAAGTGATGGCGGAGGAGTATAAAAACAAGTTTTTAAAAAAAACGTGTGATTATATAATAAAATCAAATCTTATGAAAAATTTATTTATTACACTATGTTTAGTTTTAACGTCATTAACATTAACAGCACAAGAGGCATTTAATGGAATATGGGAGAACGAAGGAAGCAATTATTTAAAAACAATACTTGCGTCAGATTACGCGGTGCTACAATGTTTTAACACTTCTTTTACGGAGCAAGATGTTATAACAGAAGAGCTAATCAAAAAAACTAATAATAGTTTTACAACAATACTTCGTAATCCAGCTAATGGATACGAGGTAACTATAGAATACACATTAATAAACAACGATTCAATATCAAGTAAGTATACTGGAGACATCCGCGGTACTTATGGACTAACTAGATTATACTAAAACAAACATCATGGCTTACACACAAACACCTGGTTTTACTAAAGAAATGGGAGCGGGAATTACTAAAGTTATTAATAACCTGCAACAAACAGATCCTAAGAAAGATATCACATCCGGAGAAACAACCGGAACGAGTGCTAAAACGCAAGGAGATAACACAGCTACTCGCAGGAATTTAAACTTCAAAGAAGTTAAAAAGGATAAAGGGGGAGTAGAAAGCGTAGTTAATCAAACCTCAGGCAAAGAAATAATAACCAATGCCACCCAGAGACTCGCGAACAAAGCTGCTTCTGATAATAACTTGAGAGGAGAACTAACCGGTAATGTCAAGTATGATAATACTTCAGGCCTGTACTCGGCGGCCCCTTATAAAGGTAAAAAATTGATGGACGACGCCGGAGGGCATTATGGGTACAAATCTCACCAAGGAAAAGTTACTAAGTTTACGGGCATGTCAATTCGCGAGAAAAATATAGCCAAGAAAGATTACGAGAAAAATCAAAACATGTACAACGCTAAATCGAGCCAAGCAGTAGCTAGATTTAACAGCATGGCAAAAACACACAGAGATTCACAATAATTCACAATAATTAACAATTAACAATTAAATTAAATCAAATGGGTAAAGTAAAAAAAATCAAGTCAAAAGCAAAAGCAAACTCTATTACGGCGGAAGAATTAGCAAGCGTTAAAAAGGTGCAAGCGGATTTGCAGGCTTATTTAGCAAACATTGGAGTACTAGAGGTTCAAAAAGCAAAAGCTATCTATCACGTTAACATGCTTGAAAAAGAAATGGACGAGACTAAAAAAGATATTGAAGCTAAGTACGGGCCAGTTAATATTAACCTTGTAGACGGAACTTTCGAAGAGATTGTGCCGGAAGCAGTTATAGAGTAATATTATGGATAGTATTATAAGAAAGATTAGTATCGGGGCTGACTATAAAAACGAAGCAATGCATTACTCTGTTAAACAGACAGTTTACGGCGGTCACGAGATCTCTCACATACTATTCGAAGAGTCTGATAATTCTTATAATATATTTATAAAAAAAGTAGACGAGATAATGCCATGGAAGAAATTTAACTCTAACATGGCAATATCCGTTGAATATGACTTAGAATATTAATGCGGAGTGTATATGACTTTATCATAAAGCCGGTAGGCAAAAGGTATGATAACGAGGTAAAGGTTGGAGAGCATACCCTTATAACAAACAGCTCTATAGAAAGCTTTAAGCATGTCAACAATATTGCTGAGGTAGTTGAAACACCGGTTGCGTTTGCGACCCCTATAAGGAAAGGTGATTTGATTATGGTACATCATAATGTATTCAGAGTATTCTACGACATGAAAGGAATCAAAAAGAACAGTAGGTCTTTCTTAAAAGACAACTTGTTTTTTTGCGCGGTTGATCAAGTGTATTTGTATAAAAGAACAGACACTTGGAAATCATTTGGAGATAGATGCTTTGTTGCACCTGTTAAGAATAAAGACATTTTAAGCGCAGATAAAGTAGCTGATCTTATTGGTATACTTAAAATAGGTAATAGCTCCTTAGAGGAGTCTGGAATCAATCCAGGGGACATAATTGGATTCACACCAAATAGCGAATGGGAATTTGTTGTAGACAATCAAATTATGTATTGTATGAAATCAAATGATATTGTTATAAAGTATGGACTCGATAGAAACGAAGAAGAATATAATAGCCGCTGGGCGACTAGCGATTGAAGAATTAGTAAAGGTAGCAAAAGAAAAGATCGTTGACTCAGAAGAGGATATCTCAGCTGACAGACTTAAAAATGCTGCCGCTACTAAAAAGTTATGTATATTTGATGCCTTTGAAATTCTTACAAGAATTCAAGAGGAGGAAAGCATGATAGACGAATCGTCAAGGGCTTCAACTAAACCCGCTTTTAAAGGGTTTGCGGAATCGAGATCTAAATAATGGCATATCAACAGGAATTATACCGGATAGCCAAAGACTACATTAAGCCGCAAGCAATTAAGAAAAAGAATCGCTACGCTAAATGGGAGTATGGTTACGACAAGGAGTACGATCTTGTTGTAATAAGCAGGACAGGCAAGATAGGAGATATATATGTTATTGGTGATTTACATATCGCATTACCTTTGCTAGAAGATAAACTTAGCAAGGGAATTAATAAGTGGGCACCAAAAGAATACCCAAAAGAATTAAGTAAAATTAAAAGCGAAGCGGATTGGGAGAAGTATCCAGCTGCATTTAAAGAAAAGTGGTATGAATATATTGACACAGAGTTTAACAGGCGTGAAGAGGGTTTTTGGTTTATTAACAAAGACAAGCCTACTTATATTACTGGTACTCACTACATGTACTTGCAGTGGTCCAAGATTGACGTTGGGCACCCAGACTTTCGAGAGTCAAACAGATTGTTCTATCTTTTTTGGGAAGCTTGCAAAGCAGACAGACGAAGCTATGGCATGTGTTACCTTAAGAACAGAAGATCGGGTTTTTCTTTCATGGCCTCAGGAGAGACCGTTAACCAAGGCACAATATCTACGGATGCTAGATTTGGCATACTGTCCAAGTCTGGACCCGATGCAAAGAAGATGTTTACAGACAAAGTTGTCCCGATATCGGTTAACTATCCATTCTTCTTTAAACCAATACAGGACGGAATGGACCGACCGAAAACAGAGCTCGCGTACAGAGTACCGGCCTCAAAGCTTACAAGGAGGAAACTTGATTCAAACGAGAAACTCCAGGAAATTACAGGTCTCGACACAACGATCGACTGGAAAAACACCGGGGACAACTCTTACGATGGAGAAAAACTAAAGCTATTAGTACACGACGAAAGCGGTAAGTGGGAAAGGCCTACTAACATACTTAACAATTGGCGTGTTACAAAAACTTGCTTGAGATTAGGTAGTCGTATTATAGGAAAGTGTATGATGGGCTCAACCTCAAATTCATTAGACAAGGGAGGTAAAAACTTTAAGAAATTATATAACGATTCAGACGTTACAAAAAGAAATAAGAATGGGCAAACAAAAAGTGGATTATATAAGCTTTTTATACCGATGGAGTGGAACTATGAAGGATTCATCGATGAACACGGTTGGCCGGTTTTTGACGTACCTAAGAAAGATATTCTTGGTCCTCAAGGTGACGTTATTGATGAGGGCGTCATTGATCATTGGGAAAATGAAGTTGAAGGATTAAAAGACGATCCGGATGCGTTGAACGAATACTATCGTCAATTCCCAAGAACAGAACAACACGCTTTTAGAGATGAGTCTAAACAATCATTATTTAACTTGACTAAGATCTATCAACAGATAGACTACAATGACGAGTTAAAAAACAATACAATGGTTACGAAAGGAAACTTTCAATGGGAACACGGTATTAAAGACACAAAAGTAATGTTCTACCCGAACAAAGACGGTAGGTTTTATATTACTTGGGTCCCTGATCAAGAACAACAGAATAATATAATAATAAAGAATGGTATTAAATATCCAGGAAACGAGCACATGGGAGCTTTTGGTTGTGACAGTTATGACATTAGTGGTGTTGTGGGCGGTGGTGGCTCTAACGGATCACTTCATGGATTAACGAAATTTTCAATGGAGGATGCCCCTCCTAACCATTTCTTTCTAGAATACATAGCTAGACCATCAACAGCTGAAATGTTTTTTGAAGATGTACTGATGGCTATGGTATTTTACGGAATGCCTATATTAGCTGAAAACAACAAACCAAGATTGCTTTATTATTTAAAGCGTCGAGGATATAGAGGCTTTAGTATCAACAGACCAGATAGGTCTTACAACAAGTTGTCGGTGTCAGAGCGAGAAGTAGGCGGTATACCTAACTCAAGTGAAGACATCAAGCAAGCACACGCCTCAGCAATTGAAACTTATATAGAAGATTTTGTTGGTCAAACAAAAGAAGGGTACGGTGATGTTTATTTACAAAGAACATTAGAAGACTGGGCTAAGTTTGATATAAACAACAGAACAAAGCATGATGCATCGATAAGCTCCGGCTTAGCTTTGATGGCATGCAACAAACACAGATATAGTCCTAAGGGAGCTATAACCACAAAGAAATATTCCTTAGGGTTTAAGAAATACGACAATAAAGGAACCACCTCAAAAATAATGCAATAGATGAATGTAAGTACAAATACTAATAGTCCATTTCCTGATCAGGTAGTAAGTGACGCTGAAAAAGCAACGCTAGAATACGGATTGCAGGTTTCTCGTGCTATTGAGCAAGAGTGGTTTAATTATGGAGGTGCAGGTTCAAATAGATATCTAACTAACTGGAATAACTTTCATAACCTAAGGTTATACGCCAGGGGAGAACAAAGCGTTCAAAAATATAAAGATGAATTAGCTATTAACGGCGATTTATCTTATTTGAATTTAGATTGGAAGCCAGTACCCATACTATCAAAGTTTTCAAACATTGTAGCTAATGGTATTACTCAAAAGCAATATGATATATCAGCTTACTCGCAAGATCCTGAGTCTTTAAAAGCTAGAACGGATTACGCGGAGAATCTTCTTTTTGATATGATGACAAGAGAAGCCCGGGCAGAAGCTAGCGCGGTTATACCCATGGACCTTAGCCGTTCGGGTGTTCCTGATGGAGAGTTGCCTGAGTCTACAGAAGAAAGAGATTTGCACATGCAGCTTAAGTACAAGCCTGCTATAGAAATAGCGGAGGAAGAAGCTATTAGCACTGTGTTAGCTACTAACGAGTATGATCTAACGCGAGCTAGGATAAATCAAGATTTAGTTAATATCGGAATAGGCATAACTA